TATGCAAAAACAAATCCGAGGCCAGGGCCAAGGGCGGGGAGGGTGAGGGATGAGCTTCGCTGAAAAAATCCGAGAAATGGAAATAGCGGGCGCAGTCGAGTGGTGGAACAAGCAGCCGAACCTCCATCCCCTCACGTGCGGGAAAAACTCCAATCATCCACCTTTACACGCCGAATTAGACGGGAACGATATGGCGGTGATGCTATGCGCGGAGCCCGGATGCGGATATTTCCAACATGCGATCCCTGATGTTGTGATCGAAGCCTTCAGAAAAAGGATCCCCCAATGAGCAAAGACAGAATGCCCGCGGTGACCCCCAAACCCAACCCCGGCAAAGCGGTCGCCCGTCTACTGGCGAGGCGGCAGGCGGAACGCGAACGGACCGAATTGAAAAGCGCAAAATGGAAGTTCAACCCATTCAATCGCCTTTGGATAAAGCGTCTCAAGAAAGGGCTTTTTCTCATTGAAAACGACCGCGCCCAGGCCCTCGCCCATTGCCGCCGGTCCAAAGGGTAACATGCGGGTTACGCTCTCTCGGCCTTTCGCTTCTCGCGCCTCAACGCTGCACGGAGTTGGCGATTTATCCAGTCGGCGAGGGAAAGGCGGTCAGGGGACCGAGGTTACATTTTCAGAGGTCAATGGAGTTTTTTCGATGCGCCTTATTTACCCCGATGGAAGCATAAGGATCGAATCAAAGCACCTATTTGACGGCTATACCGAAAAGCGATTAATGATCGCCAGCAAAAAAGCATTAGAGCTAATCCAACTCCCAAAGAAGGGTTTAAATGACGTGGCCTAAGCTCTCCATGCTCCTAGGCTTTGGCACCCTCTGCGCCCTGCTTTTCTACCTTGGATGTTCTGACATCGCCCCCGGGCTGGAGAGGATTGGGAGCGAGTTAACCACCATCAGGAGGGTTTTGGATCAATGATGACCGAAGAAGAAAAAATGAGAGAGGCGTTTTTAGGCGGATGTCGAACTGCATTTCAGAAATACATTGTCGAGGCGCCTAATAAAAAAGGAACTTATGAGGATTGGTGGGAAGATTGGAAAAAGGAATGGGATGAAACCCGCAAGACCATCCAAGGCGACATTATGATCAATAAAAGGACAAAGGAAGAAACGGTAGTAGTCGGATTTTATGGTAATTCTCCAATTCTTCGGGAAGACAAACCAAAATGAACCGCGCAGAACGCCGCAAGCACCTAGCCATTTTCAAAACCGTTGACGAAATCCTGCTCAAGATGCCCGCCGAAAAGCAGGTGATAGATGATTTACCAACCCAGAAGCAGCGGGAAATGGCAAAATTGGGTATATTTGCAGAATTGAAGAAAGGAATGGATGAGCATGCAAGACGAAATTGATGAGGCATATAAAGAGGGATGGAAGGATGGACACAAGCGATGCGCCGATGAGATAACGGATGTCCCCAAAATAAGCTGGTTTGATTTGCAATCCTGGAAAATTAGAAAAAAAGAAGAGAAAAGAAAGCCAGCTCAAGTTTTTATTTGTCCAAGATGCTATGGAAAAGGAAAAATTCTGGGTCGAAATATCCAAACGGATTTACCTCAAATTGTTGATTGTGGTAACTGCCGTGGATTTGGATTTACTGTGGAACCTACAACATGATCCAATCGCTTGAAGTCCGCGACTTCCTCCGCGAAGAAATCCACGGCCAAGAAAAGCGAATCCTACAAAAGCAGCTTTGCATCCGCCTGGGTTATTCCCGCGCCCGAGTAAGCCTTGCGCTCACTCAAGGGAAATTTAGCGAGGGCTTATTACGCCGCTTCGCTTTTGTTTTCCCATCACTAAAACATAACGAGACTTATCAAGACCTTTTAAGACCATCTAAGTAACCCCCCAGTTACCCCACAATCCTACTATTGCGAGTAGGATGCCAGCGGGACGCCCTCCGACATTTCGGAATCCTGAGGATATGGAAGCGCTGGGACAAGCGTATTTCGATTCTCTGGATAATCAAACTCCCCACAAACCCTACAACATCGCCGACCTCGCTCTTGCTCTCGGGCTCTCCTATTGGAGCCTTGAAGAATACCACAATAAACCAGAATTTCGCTCAACAGTAGAAAGACTGAAGACAAAAGTTCTCGGCGATTGCTTCACTCGCAGCTATAGCAACAACGCCGCAGGCCCCATTTTCCAAGCCAAGACCATCGGCGCGATTGAGACGCAGCGCATCGAGCATACAGGCGCTGACGGCGGCCCCATCGAGATTTCCCTAGCCAACAAAATCAAGGAAGCCCGAGCCCGTGCCGCGCGCCGCTGATTCACTCATCACCGATATCGCGGGCTTTACCCATGACCCCCTGGGCTTTGTGCTGTATGCCTTTGAATGGGGCAGCGCCGAGCTTGAGGATTTCCCTGACGGCCCCGAGGATTGGCAGCGCAAGCATTTAGAGTCTATCGGCGCGCAACTCCAAAAGGGCGAAACCACCGCAATGGAAGTCATCCGCGAAGCATGCGGCTCTGGCCATGGCGTCGGCAAATCCGCTAACGTGGCGTGGCTTATTCTGTGGGCGCTTGCTACCTGCGAGGATACGCGCGGGATTGTGACGGCCAATACCGAAGGCCAGCTAAAGACGAAAACCTGGGCCGAGCTTGCCAAGTGGTACCGCCTCTGCATCTGCAAAGATTGGTTTACCCTGACGGCAACGGCCATTTATTCCGCAGAGCCCGAGCACGAAAAGACCTGGCGGATCGACATGATCCCTTGGTCGGAGAATAATACCGAAGCCTTTGCGGGCCTGCACAATCGCGGTAAACGCATCCTTGTCATATTCGATGAAAGTTCGGCCATTGCTGATGCAATCTGGGAGGTCACCGAAGGCGCTTTGACCGATGCTGAGACGGAGATCATCTGGTGCGCCTACGGTAACCGAACCAGGAATACGGGCCGCTTTGAAGAATGTTGGGGCAAATATCGCCACCGCTGGACGACGCAACAGGTGGATAGCCGCAGCGTCCGCATTACCAACAAAGAACAGATCGCGCAATGGGTTGCGGATGAGGGTGAGGATTCAGACTTCGTCCGCGTTCGCGTCCGTGGTCTGCCGCCGCGCTCGTCGCTGTTTGAGTTCATCGGCGTTGAAGATGTCGAAAAAGGGCTCGCCTACAAGGCTGTTGCTTATAAGGACTTTCCCAAGATTTTCGGCGTGGATGTGGCGCGTTATGGCGATGACAAGAATGTGATCTTCATGCGCCAAGGTCGCAGGGCGCAAATCATCGAAACATGGAGCGGGTTGGATACGATGCAATCTGCATCCCGCATCAATGCTGCAATCGAGAAATATGATCCGCAAGTGGTCTTTGTCGATGATGGCGGCGTCGGCGGCGGAATTGTTGATCGCCTTGTCGCGCTCACAGGTGATAAAATCGTCGGCATCAATTTCGGCGGGGAACCACTGGATAAATCCCGATGGGCGAATAAGCGTGCTGAAATGTGGGGCCTCATGCGTGATGCCCTGCGCGCGGGCCTAGAGATCCCACCCAATAAGGATCTGAAATCCGATCTACTGGGCCCGCTCTATTTCTTTTCGGCCAAGGAACAAATCCAGCTTGAGAAAAAAGAGCATATGAAGCGCCGGGGATTGGCCTCGCCTGACTATGCGGATGCATTGGCGCTCACCTATGCGATGCCGATTGTGAAGCCTGAAGCGCCTGCGGCAGATTACGCCGAAGCGACTAGCGGATGGTCCGCATGATGACCAACGATGAAATCGTCGCCGCCGCTGAAGCCTTTCACCTTCGCACGGGCGGGACATGCCAAGCCATTCACAACGCCTACACGGATGATATTGAGTTTGGCTTGGTGGGCAAACAATGGGACAATCAAACCCAATCCGAGCGCGACATAGCCAAGCGTCTGACGCTCACCGTCAATCGCCTACGGCAGTTTATTTATCAGGTGGTCAACGACTACAAAAAGTCGGAAATGACCTCCAAGGTGCTGCCGCACGACACCAGCGAGAAGGACAAGAAGCTGGCCGAGATTCGGCGCGGCATCATGCGGAGCCTGGAGCGCAAGAAGGGCGGCCTGGAAGCGTACAACAATGCCTGTAAAACGCTTGTGGCGGGCGGCCTGGGCGGCTGGCAGATCAACACTAAGTACATCCCCAAGTCCATGGACCAAGAGCCTTACTTCCTCCCGATCGAGGATATGGCGTCCGTGATTGTGGACTTCGATGATTGCAAAGAACTCGACCTGTCCGATATGCGCGAGTGCATCGTCTACGAAATCTACGGCGACAAGGCGCGGTTCAAAAAAGAGACGGGCGTTGATCCGGACACTTTTTTTTCGACCGGCGGCGGCCAGCCTGCAATCTGGGGAACGAAGCTCGGCCCGAAGGTGAGCAACTACTGGTTCACCGAGGAGGTGCAGGACACCGTTTGCCTGCTCTCGCCCATTGCACAGCATATCCTTCCCGGCATCGGCAAAGCTGCGTACCTGTCGGAGATCAAAGACAAGCTGAAGGAGATGAAAGGCCCGGATGACCAGCCGGTTGAGATCCCCATCGAACCGCTGTTCGCCACGGACAAGAACGGCAAACCGATTCAGCGCGAGGAAATGCGCTGCAAGGTGCGGTGCGCGAAGATTGCCGCCAAACAGGTGATCGGCGAAGTGTTGGATTGGCCGGTGGATGAAATCCCGGTGATTGTCGTGACGGGCCGCAAAACGGTCAACAACGGCAAGGTGGTGATCGAGGGTTTGGTGCGCCCCGCCAAGGATTCGCAGCGGTCTTACAATTATCTCAAGTCCAGCAAGACCGAGCGCATTGCCCAGGTTCCGAAGAACCCCATCTTTGTTTCGGAGGAAGGCATTCCCGCCACCGAGAAAAACAAATGGGATACCATGGCGACGCGGCTATGGGGATTCATCCGCTTCAAGTCCTACGATTCCAAAGGCCGTGCGATTCCAGCGCCGCATCGCAACGATCCTATCCAAGCGGATCAGGGGCTCATCGAGGAAGAGCGGTCCAGCGTTGACGAAATCAAAGCCACGTTGGGCATGTATGATGCATCGATCGGCAACCGGAGTAATGAGACTTCCGGAGTAGCGATTGCGAATCGCGCCAAGGAAGGCGACACCAACAATTACGACTTTACCGAGTCCATGGTGCGCGCCATTAAGCGGTCCACGCGCATCCTCAACAAACTGATTCCGAAGGTGTATGACACCGAGCGGCAGATTCAGATTGTCGGCGAGGATGACAAAGAAACCGTCCTCATGATCAACAAGATGATGGGTGACGGGTCGAAGGATCCGAATAGCTATCACATGGATGAAGGCGAGTTCGATGTGGATTACGAGGCGGGGCCGTCCAGCGCCACGAAGGGCCAGGACATCCGCGACAACCTCACCGCTATTTTCTCCGCCGTGCCGGGAACTGTGCTGCCGCTAGGCTCCGAATATATCCGCAATAGCGAAATGCGGAACGCCGATGACGCCGCAGATCGGTTTGAGCGATGGGCGAATACGCAATCACCCGGGCTCTATCCCGACAAGAATCAGAATCCCCAGCAGGCCCAGCAGCAGGCCGCGCAGATGAAGCAACAGCTTCAGCAGATGCAGCAGCAATTGCAACAGATGGGTCCGCACTTGGATCAATTGCAACAGGAAAACGCGAAGCTGCAAATCGAGAATCAGCATATCAAAGCCAAGACGGATATCGAAGCCGCGCAGCTTCAGATTGAGCAATTCAACGCCGATACCGAGCGCATGAAGGTCGTGGGGGCGCTGCAAGCCAATCAAACTAATATGCTTCTTGCGGCGGACAAAGCCAAGCGTGATGCGGCCCAGGCCCAGCACGATCAAACGCTGGAGAATAGCCAGCACGTCCACGATACGCAGATGGAGCATGTAGGCAAGGCGATTGATTTGGCGAATGCCGCGCACGGCGTGAACATGGATCATCAGAATTTGCAATTGGAGACTGCGAAAGCGGTTTCAGATCATCAACTCCGCGCCGATGCGCAGGCGAAAGCCCCAGCGCCGAAAGCGGTTCCCATCACCCCCAAACCAAAGGCTAGCTAATGCCCGTAGTGGAAACGTTTATCACCGACAATCAGACCGATGAGGAAGGCAATAAGAAAGCCCCGCCCGCCCCCGGCATTTATCCCAAGGCCGTATACAATGCGAAGGGCAAAAGCAAGCTGGTCAAGGACGGCGACGAAGAGGCGATGCTTGACCCGAAGGAATGGCGTGATAGCCCCGCTGCGTTTGAAGAGCATGCGGACCATGAAAGTTACATGCGCGGCAAGAAAGAGCGGCCTGACGCCGGTTTCCTTGTTGCGAAGGCCGCTGCACTCGACCAACGAGAAGCGGATTTGAAAGCTGCGCAAACTGAGGCCGAAGCTGCGTTGGAGCGCCGAGAAGCGGAGATTAAAGCGGCTCAGGAAGCAATTGATGCCCATCGTGCCGCGTTGGAATCGAAGCGCGGTCCCGGCCGGCCGCCGAAGGAATCCGCCGAGTGAACTTTTTCGAGGCGCAAACCGACGCGCTAAAGTCGGGTGTATTCGTCTCCACCGGACGTAAAACGGCGTTCACATCATCGTATGAGGCAACCGATGTCAATTGAAGCCAGCGAAGAACAGGCAACTCCCGAAACCCCGGCAGCGCCGCAGGAATCGCAACCTGCACCGGCCAGCGATACGCCAGCCCCGGAACAAACGGAGACGCCAGCGCCTTCAGGAGAGGCGAAACAGCCCATTCCAGAGACAGTCCCCAGGACGCGATTGAATGAAGTCATTGCCGAGCGAAACCGAGAGCGCGCCGAAAAGGCGCAGCTATTGGCGGCGCTTCAGCAAGCGAACGGAAATCGACCGCAACAGCAAGCGCCACAAGCACAGATCGAGTCCATACCCAAGCAAGAGGATTACCCCTCGTTTGAAGCATGGCAGGTCGCGCTCGGGCGCTTTGGTGCACAGCAAGAGTTCAAGACCCTCCAACAGCAGCAGCAACAGGGCGAAATGCAGCGCCGGTTTCAAGACCGCATCGGCAAGGCCCAGACCAATTTCAATACCAAAATCACCGCGGCGATGGCGACAGACCCGAGCGTGATGGATGTATTGGGACAGGCTCCGGTGCCGCTGCGAAACGATATCCAGGTTCCTTTCATGGAACTAGATCATCCGGTTGAAGTGGGAAAACACTTGGCAATGCACCCTGAAATCGTGACGCAACTGAATCAGATGTATCCCGACCAGGCCGCAAGGGAATTGTCCAAACTGGAATACAAGCTGGCAGGGTCAACGGGACAACCCAAAGTGTCCCAAATGCCCAAGCCGATGACTCCGGTCGGAACGGCAAAAGCGGGATCGGGAGATACCTACACCCAAGACAAGGTGACGGCGATTCTTTATCCCAGATAACCATGGAAGAATCCAATGGCCTCGAATATTTACAACCTTTCCAGCCTTGTTGGGCAGGGCGTCGTCGCCTCGCTGACGGCGGACAGCGTGCTGCTCCCTGCGTGCAGCACGGACTACAACAAGGATTTCATTCAACGAAAGTACACGCCGGGACTTTCGCTCACCATTAACAAAGGCCCGCAGTTCTCGGTGACTTCGGGACAGATCGCCGCCGTGCAGGCTGTCGAATTCGACAGCACTTCGGTGACGGTCGTCCAGTACAACGAAGCTATCAGCCTCGGATCCTTGGAGCAGGAATACCAGCTCGACAAGGATTACGACATGATGCGCCTGGGCCAGGACATGGGCCGCCGGATGCTGCGCGAAGCGGAGCGTATCGGCTTCCAGACCATCGCCACCTACGCAGGAAACTACGTGGGCTCGCCTGGGGCGGAGCCGGGCGCGATGCGGCTGTTTGGCCGCGCGTCGGCGCTGATGGATGACGCTTTGGCTCCCGCTGAGGATCGATTCTGCTTCTTCTCGCCCATGGCCCAGGTCGAACTTCTGGACGCCATGAAGGGATTGGAAAATCCCGGTAGCGAGATCAGCAATCAGTTCTTCCGTGGGAAGCTGAAGAAGCTGGGCAATGTGAACTATGCTTCGACGCCGAGCATCTACCGCGCCACGCTGGGCAGCGCCACGAACTCGACGCCGCTGGTTAACGGCGCGTTGACGGACGGCGCTTCGACCATGAGCATGGACGGACTGTCGGCCTCGACCGCGACCATCAAGAAGGGCACGCACTTCACGCTCGGCGTGGCGGGCACTTCGACGGCGGTCTATGCGGTGGATCCTGAGACGAAGGCGGTCCTGCCTTACCTCAAGATGTTCACCGTGACGGCAGACGCGACCGGCTCCGGTTCGGCGATTACCTCGCTGGCCTTCAGCCCGACCATTCGTGGCACGGCCTCGCAGCATCAGAACGTCAGCCAGCTTCCGCCGGACAACTGCGAAATCACGCTCTCGCTGGGTTCCGTGTCCTCGGGACAGACCTACGCGGAAAACGTGATGTTCCAGAAAAAGACCGTGCAGCTCATCGGCTTGGACCTCCCCGCTGCTCGCAGCAAGGGAACCCATACCTTTGCCGACTACAACGGCCTGTCCATCCGTACCGGCGTTGGCGCTTGGGATCCGATTGGAGATCGCGAGATCCTCCGTGTGGATGCCGCGTTTGCCTTCGTGGTGACGCGCCCCTCGCACGCCACCGTGATCATGGGGGCCTAAGATGAGCATTCCCGGAAACCTCAAAGCGGTTAAGCGGTTTACCTTCGGGACGGACAAAACATGGTCCGCCGCTTCGACCGCAACCGCGACGGAGCAATCCGCGAATGTGCCGGGCACCATTGCCGGGCGCATGTATTTCATCGAGAAGCCCACCTATCAGGCGGGTCTCTCTTACTGCCCCATTGCTCGGTGCGATGCGGACGGCACCCTCAAGGTGCAGTTCATCAATCCGACTGTCGGGGACATCACACCAACCGCTAAGGAAGAGTGGATCGGGGTCTGTCTGGACCTGGAAATCGAATCCAACAAACCTAGCGCCTCCATTTGAAAGGAATAGAAAATGTCTACTACGGTTACCGCAATTCAACAGCTTGCTGATGGGAGTGCTGCTGGCACGCAATTGGGTCGGACAGCCGATGTGATTGCGCTCTATGGGAAAACTCCCATTGCCCAGCAGACCGCGCCGACGATTGTCTTGGCGGTCGATCCCACCACTTCCGGCTCCGCGCTGGTCGCATCGGTTCACAGCTTGGCGATTTACGCCGCCTCGCTGGGAAACAAGATCGTCCTGGCGCTCTCCACGCTGGGAGTGTACGTCTGATGACTGGCGCTGGGGGAGAAATCCCCCGCGCCCTTCAGGGCGTTAGGCTTTTTATCGGCATCCCCACGCGGGGAACCGGCACGATGCACTTTGCGCGAAACCTCGCGCACTCGGCCACGGCGTTGACCATGGCGGGGATTGAGGTCGAGATTCATCAATCCATCCTGAGCTGCTTCGTGGATATGAGTCGCAATACCTTGGTTGCGGAATTTCTGAAAACGTCCTGCACGCACCTACTCATGATCGATGACGACATGGGATGGAAACCTGAGTCCATTTTTCAAATGCTTCTTAAGGATGTCGAGTTCATTGCCGCCGCAGGCCCTAAGAAGGTGGATGCGGGAAATGAGTTTTGTTGCCACATCAACGTCAGGCCGGACGAAACGCCTATCGTCAAGGATGGAATGCTTTCGGCCTCGCATGTCGGCGGCGCGTTTGTGCTGCTCAAGCGGTGCGCCATCGAGCGGATGATCAAAGCCTACCCTGCTTTGGTTTGCCGTGCGGTGGATTTGAATCACGGCTACCATTTTTTCGAGACGCGATACACCGAAACATCTTTCCATTCCGAGGATTATCTATTCTGCGACCGCTTTACGGCAGCGGGCGGGGAAGTATGGATCTTGCCGGATGTTGATTTGATCCATACGGGCGTGAAGGATTTTCAGGGGAACTATCATCGTTTCCTTTTGGGCCAGCCCAGGGATGAAGTCAATGTAGAGCCCGGCGTCAAGCATTCGGTGATCATTGTGGCCTATAAGGGTCAGGATGCGCTTAATCGGTGCTTGGAGTCCGTCCAAAAGCATTCGACAAATGCCGAGATCATTGTAATCGACAACTCCCCGGAACCGCTTTCTATAGGTAACGCACAAGTTACCTATCAGAATAGCAAAAACATCGGTTTTGCCGCTGCTTGCAACCTCGGGGCTAGTCTCGCCAAGGGTAAAAACTTGGTTTTCCTCAATCCCGACACCATCGTATATAGCGGATGGCTGGAAAAAATGGCTGCACACTTGCGGGAAGGCGTGGGAGCCGTTGGACCGCTCTCCAACTTCGTCGCCGGGGCGCAAAATTGGATCTGCTACGCGCATTCCAACAAATTCAATACTGAAAGTCCTGACTTTGAAGCTGTTGCGGAGGGGATTTACAATGCCAAGGTACATGCGGGCTTGCAAACGAAGCTGCTTATCGGTTTTTGCCTCATGGTTCCGCGCCGCGTCTGGGATGAGGTGGGCCCAATGGACCCGGAATTTATTCTGGGCTGTGACGATCTTGATTATTCGCTGCGTCTGACGCGCGCACGGTTCAAAATGATCATCGCGCCGGATGTTTTCGTGTACCACGAAGGGCATGTTAGCTTCAAAGAAGAGGGTTCGCCCGCGCTGGATATGAACCTCCAATCCGAGCTGGCCTTGCGGTTGAAGCTATGGTCTATCTACGGGCCGGATATTCCCACCTCAACCGAATTATGGGGCTGCGAAATCTTCCCCACTCAATCGCTGGCAAACAAAGCCTATGCCGCCTACGCGGACGGAAGGATCCAAATATGAGTATTGATGCATTCCAGGCCATCACGCCTTATCAGATTGATTACGCCATCACGCAATTGATTACTTCGACCGCGACAGCGACCTATTATGATGTGAACGAATCGACCATGAAAATGGCGGTGCGCGGCAATCCCGTTTATTACCAATGGGGTATCAAACAAAGCACCACGCCTACCGCCTCCGGGGCTGCTGCAACCCAGATGGATTGGGCTCCGCAGGATTCCAGCCAGCGCCTCGCCAAGCCCGAAAAATGTACGGGAATTTGGATTCTCCAGGATGGTGGAGCGGCGACGGTCTTTATCACCCCTGGCCATGGGATCTAAGTGGCCACGTATCAAAACCTGCTCGACGGGGCGCTAAACCTCGTTGGGCGCTTAGGGCCTGGGGAAACGGCGTCCAGCGCCGAGAACACCGATTATCTCATCATCTTGAATGAGCTGATCGAGGAATGGACGGTTGAACTTGGGCCGGTTTTCTCCGAGACATTGGATAGCCTGACGTGGACCGGCGGCCAAGCATCGCGGACGATTGGGACGGGCGGGGATTTCAATGTCGCGCGCCCGCAGAAATTGATCTCCGCACAGTTCCGGCAATCGGCAAACATCGATTTGACGTTGAAGATTATTTCCCATACCGAATATCAGCGGGAAGTCGTGAAAACGCTTTCGGTGCAGTATCCGCAGTACATCGCCTACAATCCGACCTTTGCCAGTTCCTTGGGGACGTTGTTTATCTGGCCTATCCCGCCTGCGGATGCGACGATTCGGCTGAACAGCCTGAAGCCGCTGGCGTCCGTCTCGGCACTGTCTAATACCGTGACGTTACCGCCGGGTTACCAGAAACTTACACGTTACGGGCTGACGAAGGAAGCGGCGCGGCTGAATGGCAGACCGGATCTACTCGGAGACTATTCGACTTATTATACGGACTTGAAAGCCGCGATTATCTCAGGCAATATGACCTCGGAAGAGATGCAGCTTGACCCGCTGGCCCCTGGCGCATCGAACCGTTACGATGACTCCAACGTGAGATTGTACACGAGTGATCCATGAGCGGCTACGTTCCGATTCCCGATTTTACAAAGCCGTCCTATGCGGATTACAACCTCAATGCGATCCAGCGGACGGTTAATCTCTACCCCGAGAAAACGACGACAGGGTATATCCAAAAGACCACGCCAGGGCTCTCGCTTTTCACAACCGTTTCCGGCGGCGTCCGCTGTCGTGGCTTATATATGACTGGCAGCAAGCGATTATTTGCGGTCCATGGGACAACCCTAAATGAAATAGATAGCAGCGGAACAGTTACGAATCGCGGAACGCTGACGGGCTTCGGGGATGACTTTGCTTTGATGGCGGATAATGGAACGCAGCTTTTGATCCAAGGATCTACTAAAGGTTGGATTTTTGACTTTGCTGGGAATACGTTAACCCAAATCACGGACGTGAATTATCCAGCCACTTCGCCTAATGTTGCGCGCGGTCTCGCGTTCAAAGATGGATTCTTTTTCTCCGGTCTTTATTCGTCCATCTCCAATTCATTTTATCAATCCGCCTTGAATGATGGACTAACCTGGACGCCCGCCGCATTTGGTATTGCGAGCGTCAATAGCGATACAATTGGCGGCCTAATCGCTTGCGGTCCCTATCTCTATGTTTTTAGTCCCAATAGCGTTGAGGTTTGGTATAACGCCGGCACGGCCGGCTTTACGCTCTTGCGTGTACCGGGATCCACAATGGATATTGGGGCTTATTACCCCACCTCGATCGCAACGCTTCATAATAAGGTTTATTTCGTTTCTGAAGGGCAAGGCAAGCAATCGGTCTGGGAAATAGTTGGGACGCAACCGCGCAAGGTTTCGACTCCTTTTGTTGAAAAAAAGATTCTCGGCTTGAATCCCGTTGTCGGCATGACTTACGCCGAGGATGGGCATGACTGGTATGTCTTTTCGAGTTATGCAGCCAATAATCAGACCTGGGCCTATGATATCACCGAGGGTGCTTGGAGCGAACGGACGAGTTTTAAAAATTCCGCTTTCCAGGAATGGCGCGTCAATTCTATCGCGCCCGGATTTAGCGGCTCGGGAGATATTCTTTGCGGCGATTCCGAAAATGGAAGCATCTGGAAGCTAACCCGGACGACCAGCACGGAAAACGGAATAAATATTACAAGGATTCGGGACTTCCGAATTGATCCGGGCATCAGTCGTTCATTCCATTATGGGATGCGGATTGAACTTGAATGCGCTTATGATGCAACCGGAACTACAACACTTTCTGCGACCTTGCAGAAATCGGATGATGATGGCTTGACTTTCGATACGGGCATCACGCTAAGCCAAACGGTTACGAGTTCCGCGATTGGGCAGCAAGTTGTGCTCAAAACCCCGCCGCTAGGCATGTCCAAGGCTGGGCGCGTCTACCGCCTGACGTTCACCGGCCCCGCCGCGCAACTTATCCTCAAGAATGCAGACCTTAATCTGCGGCAAGGAGCGTTCTAAATGGGACTTTTCGACTCTACCGGAAATAGCGGCGCTGCGTCTTCGACTGCATCCGGATCGCCGGGCCTTCAGGCGATTTTGGCGCTCCTCAACTTCGCAAACGGCGAAGGAACCAATAGCGAAGCTTCCAGCGCAATGAAAGACGGGCTTAAACAAGCCTTGACGACGATCCAGAACGCTTCTAATCAGGCGATCGGGACGCAGCAGGCGTTTTTACAGGGCGGAACGCAGGATTATAACCGTCTACGCGGCTTGGTCAATCAAAACTACTACCAAACCCCTTACGGACGCTCTTTTACCGGCCAAACTCCGGCCAATAGCGGCTTTAGCTTCAACCCTACGGCCAACGGCGGGCAAGCGTCCTTCCAGGCTTTCCAGCCCCAGGGCGGCCCCGCGCAGTTTATTCCCCCTAGCATGCCGGGAATGCCAAATATCGCCCCGTATCAGCCGCCGCAGGGCCAGGGACCGCAAACGCAAGGGCCGCCACAATGGCCGAATCCCATGCAGCAGGGTCAACAAACAGCCATGCAGAATCAGCCTTTGAATCCCATCCAGCCGGGAAATCAGAATCCCAATAATACGGCCATCAATATGCTCCCCGGAAGTGCCGTTCTCGGAAGCTATGGGCGCAACCCGCTGCAACAGCTTCAATGGTGGACGCAGCAGGGGCGCGGCCCGGGCATGGGCGGCGGCTGGCCTGGCGGTAGCGGCCCATACGGATTAATGGGTGGTGGCGGGGGAGGGATGTACTGATGCCTTATCAACCTTATGGATCTGGCGGAATCCCGACTGGCCCGGCGCAAGGTTGGGGCTATATGGGGCCGCAAAATCCCAATGGCGCGAATCAACGCTTTATGCAATCCGGTAACGCCGGAATGTCTAGTAGTTCTTATTTGCCGAAAAACAATTTCCAATTGTCGGGGACGACCGGACCAACTCAAGGCGCAACGGATTATAGCCATGCCGGACTCGATCCGAATATTCCGATTACGCCGGATCCAACCGATCCGAACGCTCTTCATAATGCGATCAAAGCGAACCCCTACGGCCAGAACAACCCCGGCGGCTCAACGATGGGCGGATATATCCCGGGAGCCTGGGGCATGAACGGCCAGGGAGGGCAATCTGCGAATCAATGGGCGACAGGCGGGGATTACCATTCTATGCAACCGCCTACGGCCCCGAATTATCAAACCGCGCCCAACAATACCGGATTCAATTCTCAATACGCGACTTGGGACAATATCCAACCATATATGAATCCTTACCTGGACAAGATTATTGCTCAGGGAACAAACGCGATTCAGAACAGCGGCGCGGCCAGGGGCTTGACCTCCAATACCTTCAATGATATTGGAAACTGGGCAACCAACGCCACGCAGCAGGCATATCAAAACGCGATCCAAAACTTCGATACGGATCGCGGTTACATGACCGGCCAATATAATACGAATCGTCAGATGAACGACAACGAAATGAACGCCGCGAATAATTTCAACTATGACGTGTATTCCGGCAACTTCAATGCCTACAACAATATGATGGGCAACAACTACGCGCAGAATAATACGCTTGCCCAGTATGGTCCGAACGCCGCCGCCTACGTCTCGCAGCTTGCGATGGAAACGGGCATGAGTACCGCCGACATTTACAACATGCTCGGAATGACGAATGCCCAGAGCGCGGCGAATACCGGATCGAATACTGGCGGATTGATTAACACTATTGGCGGCGCTTTGATTCCCGGCCTTATAACTGCGGCTGTCGCATAAAGCGAGGACAGAAATGGCCCTGACTTCTTTTTCTCTAAATCCCTTGCTCAACGTCCAACAGAATACGGGCGTGATGCCGGGCATTCAGCAACAGGGATTGATCCGACAGAACCAAGCGGAGCAAAACAACTTCGACGCAACCCAATCCTTTAACAATACCGCGCAGGCGCAAGGGTTGGATCTCACCAATGAGGATGGGGTCCGCAAGGCCGTCCAGGCGCTTATCCTTGCTGGCCATGCCGACAAGGCGATGGATATTTACCAGCAGTTCCAAGCTGCCAACAGCAAGCAGAAGTTTCAGGCGTTGCCGCAAGGCTCCTTCGACAACCGTACCGGCCAGGTTACCCCATGGCCTACGGATGTCAATGAAGGCCCGAAGATGCAACTCAAGGATACGCCATCCTCGGTTATCAAATCGCAAAACGCAGGCGAAAAAGATAAAGCATTTATGGCGGACTTGCCGAAGTATTCCGCCGCCGCTGCGTCTATTGGAACCGATCAAAACAAATTGAACGATCTTAAGACGCAAATCACCGCCGAGCATGGAGATTCGCCCGCCGCGCAGAAATATCTCACGGGACTCAAAGCGCAGGCCGTTCCGGGGAATACCAATCAAAGACTAATCGGAAGCTACCTCACCGATTACCGAAACACGGAGAAGCCATATAATACGATTTCCAGCGCGTACCTCGCGCTCAAGGGAATCAAAAACTCATCCGCCTATGGGACAGGCTTGGGTGATCAATCCATGATCGACAAGTTGATTATGATCGAAACCGGAAAGGTTCCGACCGAAGCGCAATACTTCCAGATGGCGCAGAACCTTGGGATCGGCGACAAGATCGACAAGATTACCGGGCGATTGAAAACCGGCGAAATCCTTGGCCCAACGACGCGGCAAAACCTGGAGAACGAAGCCGAAGAGCAAATGAAAATCGCTCACAACTCCTTCAAGGATGCGATGGGCCAGCAATCCGATGCGATGACCGCTGCGGGAATCAACCCCAAGACGGTTGTTCGCCCCGGCGGAAACTTCAACGCGGTAGACAAATATTTGCAGGGTGCTCCTGCCGCTGCGCAAACCGCAAAGGGTCCGATAGCCCAGCCGAAAACAAAGGCCGAGTTTGACGCGCTCAAATCCGGCGATCATTGGATCGACTCCAAAGGCGCGGAGCATATCAAGAAATGAGCGACTGGGAAGCGGATGCGATTGCCCAGAGCGCGCCCGCTGATACGGGTTGGGAAGCTGCCGCGCGCGCACAGAGTACGCCAGCAAGTGATAATAGTCCTTGGTGGAACCAAATGGGGAATAAGGCGCTTGGCGCTGTTGGTTCGCTTCTCAACCATGTCCCTGGCGCGATTCGCGGCGCAGCGGGTGTACTAGAGGACAACGCGCTTGCAGGCAACGGCCCGACGCCGCATAGCTTGGGTGATCTTGCAAGGGCGACTTGGCAGGGATTCAAGGATCCCAATTCGGTCCAGTCGTCTCAACAGATGATGGCGCGCGCCGGAATCTCCGACAAGGCAACCAACGCAATCGGAGGCGGACAAATCCCGAGCGGATACGGAACCGCTCCCGCTATCGCCTCCAAGGAGCCCAAAGGCTATCTCCGAAATGAAAGTCCCGCCGAGATGGCTGGGACTCTCTTTGATATGGTCGCTCCGACAGGCGTGGAGGGGCTTTCCGCGCTCTCGGCGCTTAAAGGGACTAAGGCGGGCGCGAAGGCGTTCCAGGGCTCCGGGGTGGCTACAACGCTTGCCGACGCAGCCGAGAAGATGGGCGACCGGATCCAGATGAACAAGATTATGCCGACGGGTATGGATTTAGAATCGGCGGAAAGACTTGTTCAGACATCGAA